TAAATCGCATTATTAGTTATACTTTCTGCGTTTTGCTGACTAGTATCTTTTTTAAGGTCTTTAAATTTTTTATGCAGGTCAATTAGGTCTTTATTTGCACTTGCAACACTGTTAATCATCTGAGCAACAACCTCATACGCACGTGGCGACTCACCTTCTGATGCAACATTTAAGATACCTTCAATCGCTGATTGACCAGTAATAATAATATCTTTTAAGTTATTTCTGACAAGAGAGTAATCTGATTTTTGGTCAATAGACGATTTTAACTCAGGGTCGACTTGTATTTGTTTTGGTTCTTTTTTTTTCTCAACAATAGAGGTATCACTATCAATGTTAAGTGCTTCTGAGATTTTCTCATCCACACTTTTCTTTTCATTATTTTTCTTGCTCATATATCATTTCCACCTTCATCAATTGCACTACCACTAGGCCCACCGTAGACACTAACGCTAGTTGAATATCCTGTAAAGTTACCTATACCAGACGATGCACCAGACGGCCCCGTAACACCCACTGTTATTTTAGATTGTGCACCAGTTGGTCCAGATATTCCACCACTGGATAACAATTCGTCCAAATTCCATATAGTAGATGTTGTAGTTTGGATAATTTCACTTGATTTTGTCTGACCGTAGATGTGTGCTTTTGCGGTAAACTCCATATCAAACGTTATTAGTCTTCTTGCATCAAAATCGCCTTCATATTCTTCATTTACTGCTACGCTACTCAATACAACAGGGATATCTACCTTTTGGTTAATATCATTAAAGTTTATGGTTATTGTAAACTCTGGGGTAAAATAAGGAAGAATTTGCTCCATAATGCACAGACCATCTTCCATAAACTTAACCATAGCACTTACTTGAAATGTAAAGTTATACGGTACTTCAGAGTAATTGGTGTAGGTTTTGCTATTATCAGCATGTTCAATAAATCTTCTCTGTAGGGTGTTTTTCTTCCTTGCAGAGTCATACTCAACACCAGTCATGTTGAATGCAAGTCTGGGTAATGTAATTTGTACGTCAGTTGCATCGTCTGATATTGAACTTGACTCTTCTAATCTACGAATATATTTTTGTTTTGGGCCATAACCTAGTGGTACTCTAATCTGTCTTTCAGTAGTACCATCCGAGTTTAACCTAGTTACATATATGTTGTTAAACAAAGAACCGAATGCAACGGTTATTTTTCTTACTGCTTGATTGTAAAATATGTCAAACATTTATGTTAATAATTACCTTCGCTAAATGGGTCTTGGTCGGTAAAGTCGAAAATATCATCCGCTTCGATTTGGAAATCTCTGTTGTCAGAGAATGGGTCAGGTGGTATAATAGTTGGTGTTGCGGGTGCGGCGGTGCTACCAGTACTATAGAATGCGTTTGAATCGTTACCAGTAAGTCCTAACCCTAAGTCCAACGAACCAGAAACACCCGCTACTTGTATAGTCATTGTTGCAGGTGTCCACTTAATTACATTAGCATTGAAAGTAGATGTAGAATAAGATACACCTTGGTATACCTTCTCTCCAACAAGGTATGTACCAGAACCAGTACTTCCAATAATATTAAATGCAAAATCTTGTCTATCAGATTCAATCTTATCTATATCTGTCCAACCAGTATCGATGTCTTCTTGACTGTATTGGAATAACTCACAAGACAAGGAATAGGTATATAGTTTATTTAACTGGAAAAATGGATTCTCATGTTCAACAAATTTAATTTCAAACAACCCCTTAGTTAAGGGAAAATAAATTAAATCCCCCTCACGTGGTGTTAGCACAGTAACCCCCTCAAGAGATGTTACTTCTTGTGAAAACCGTTTTTTAGAAACGACTACTTTAATATTATCTCTGATTTCAAGACCAAATCTTGAGATAAAATCACCTTCACCTTCAAATCCATCAACAGATTCAATATACATTTCAAGTTCAACACCTTTACCGAATGAAGACTGAATATCCTCGCCAAATAACTCGTCCTCTTTTACAAGTGTCCTAGGCATGTATACAAAATCATGACCATGAATCTTTATTGATTCAATGGTCAAATCTTCAATTATTCTTTGTTCACCTTTTTGTGGTTTAAAATATGGGTTTACTGCCATGATTACCCTACCATAAAATCAGGAGGTAATTCGTATCTATCCTGTACGGTTTCTTCAATGCTGTTTATTTCTTCCCTTGCTTCGTCAAGTATTTTTTGACCATTAAATTCAACACCGCCCGGCAGTTGTACACCAGAGAATTTCGAAAGGTTATTACCCCACTGTAGTTTAATCAGTGCAGTTGTATACTTTTTTAAAAGTCTGTCATTATAAATTTCACCATATGTTTCAGGGTCAAGAATCCTATAAACTTCTAAAACGATATAATCACCCGCATTTACGTCTTTAGACCAGTCAAAATCACCGTAAAGTTTATTAGTAACTCTACTGAATCTTATATTCTTTTCAGGGTCTAGTATATCATTTAACATCTCTAAATGAGATTTTGTTACTGAATAGTTTGCAATTGAGCCGGGCGTAAATGTACCAAAAAAATCATTTAACGCTAACTGATAAGACACATCAAACATGTTAATTGAATTAGTAGCAATTTGAAACATTCGTGTTACAGTAATTACGTTACTATCAATATCATCCATACTAAGATAACCATTGGTTATGTCAGCATCAGTTATTTCATGTTTTAGATATGCTGTTTCAACACCATCAAAGTGATACTCCGCAAACAACTGTAATGCATCATCTATACAATCCTCAACCTGAGAATCGTCCACATTTATATCGATTACTGGTGCACCAAGTTGCCTCAGCGAGTAGTCTTTTAGTTGTTGTCTAGTAGATGGTTTTGACATTATTATGGATTCCTATCAGCATAGAATTGTCTAACCTTCCGTACTGAATCTGTGCCGGCAGAAGTACCAAGACCAATATATGCTATGTGAATTGCATCTTTTGTTGCAGCGGCAGCATCACCCACTATACTATGAACATAGTAAAGGGTATTTAATTCAGAAACAGATGTGTCTGGAGTACCACCAGAAACAGCATCCACTGTTACTGCAATATTATTTGTATCATAAACAGTTACTGTATTTATGTAGTTTGCATGAGTTGAACCATAAATTGTGTGATTTAATGTAACAGTGTTATATAAATCTTGTAAATCAGTGCTGCTATTTGTCATATCTATTGTACCACCACCATCAGTATATATTAAAGATGAATAATCATCAGCAGTTACAGCATCTATTTCTAAAGTACGAAACTTATTACCAAGGGACCAAGGGTGTATCCTTCTAGAAATACCAATAACATCCCAAGAAGCAGCACTTGAAGCACCAACTATCGGTATTGGTGTACCACCACAACCGCCGGGTCCACCTAAGAAACCTGCTGTTCCACCTGTTGGTGCAGTTGGACCAGCACTAGCAGTACCACTTGTTGGTCCACATTCTGCAATAGTCATTAATGCAGAAGTAGTGACGTTCTGATTACTAGTTCCCTTCCATTTCCAACTCCATTCACCACTCTTAACAAGTGAAAACGAAGTACATACCGCATCAAAATCTATGCCTGGTATGACTTGGGTAACTGGTTCACCAACAACAAATGACTTATTATTACCTGAATCTAATAATAGATAATATTCTGATAGGTAATTAAATGAATACCCATTTGAATTACTATTAGTAACAGTACTAAAACCAAGATTGTTGGGTGTATAGTCATTAAACATATCATCAACACCTACAAAATACTCCTGAGCAGTTGCTCCAGAGCCAGCGGCCGTAGTCGTTTCAAGAGCAGAAGGTTGGGTTGACCCAGTTACTCCCACAACTCTACCGTTTACATTAACATAACTCCATTGATTAGCCATTTAATTTCCTTTTTTATATATCATCATAACTTCTTAGTACATCACCGTTGCTCTGTTGGTGTATGAGGTTTCACGTGGGTCCCTCGTGTATTTGTAGTACCAACCTGATGGTACTAAAAACGTGTACATGTCCGAACCAACATTGATACTACTTGTACCGTGATGGCCAGCAACTATCTCCCATTGCACATTATCAGGACTGATATAAAACCATTGTTTACCACCATTACCGTCCGACAGATCGTCACCTGATATTGAAACAAATGCTGTTCCAGACGATATATTCTTGTTAGGATCAACGGCAGAATTGTTTCCAGGCCAGGTAGTTTCAAATGGCCATGCAACAAGCGTGTGGTCTACAATAGTCGTAAAGTTGGATGTGACACCATCATTCACATAATGGGCATACCC